CGTTTCTTTCTGTTTTTTCTTCATTTTTACTGTCCACGAAACCGGGAAGGGCACAGATATACATTTACAGTCAGCATACCTTCGGGCATTAAGTTGATCGTTACCCATCGGTCATGTTTTTCCATAGCCTCGTCAATGATCTCGTGAATTTTATCCCAAGTGGTAATGAGTCTACGCATCTGATCCATAAATATCACTCCTCGGTGTTACTGCGTACGTATCCATCTTGACTCTTTTTTTTCGCTTCTTCTATGATCTCGTCACAGATCGGAGTTCTAGAAAGATCCGGACCCGTAATCAGCTCTGAATATGGCAGACTCTCGATCCAGTCACACAATTCTCTCCACTCATCAAGCTTGTGATTCCGCCGAGACTTATAAATGTTGGCCAGAACCTCGTAATTGAGCATGACCGTCCGTCTCTGGTTATACGAGCTAGGAAGCAGCTGGATCATCTGCCACCAATACTTCTTGTCATTAGTTTGAAGATACAGATCACGAGCATTATTCAATGCGCTGATTGTATCCATAAGGTAGAACTTGAAGTTACACAGACGAGTCGGCTTCAGTTCCTTTGCTTCAGATTCGTAGTCTTCCCACTCCATAAGATGCTCGATAGAGAAATCCTCCAGCGTAAACTCCTTCGCCGCAATCTTATGCATCGTTGAGCAAGAGTTCGCTACGGTACCGACCTTGTACGTATCAAATTCTTTCCACCAGTACAGCGGCGCCGTAATATCCACATACACGGTAATCATCCGCATGAATTTTCGATGGTCTGTCCCGGCGTTCCGCAGTTGCATCATAAGATCGAGGTCGTTTGGACCGATTTCCGGATCGCCCTCTCCAAATCTGTAACTATCCCATGCCGCAGTAGAATTGAAGCTATCACTCTTCTCCCAAGAATTCATCGGATTACGCATCCCACGGATCGCATGCTCCCAGCCCACGACCTCGGTGTGTTCGAATTTAATCATAGTTCGAATCCTCCTCATACAAAATGCAGATAGAGTGATCGCCATATCTAGCCTGTTGATATCTAAACTCTAAAATATCAATATCCTGATGAGCTTTAATCCACTCATTAAAATATACATCGGCAGATTTAGAGCCGTTAGATCCCGACGTACCGAAAAAATTTTTGCATTTAATCATGATTTTCTCCTTTCAAATATCCACAAGCTAGGGCTGAACTCAATTGCTTACCCAAGCTCTTATACAAATCAGAAGACAGAGACATACCGTCTATCCTAATCTCTGCTGCTTTACTCGGCTCCGGCGACGGTAAACATCCAAGAGCCTCCATTCGCTTATGATCGCATGAATCTACGTTCGGACACTTCTTGCAAGCCTCAGAAAGTTTAGAGAGACCCATTATTTTTCTCCTCTCAGTGCTTGTTCCGGACCGTCTCCAGGACATCCTTTCTTCGCCCATTCCAAGATTTTTATAATATTATTGATGTCATCTTCTTCGTAAATAAGGAACATTTTATATTCTGATGCATCAGTGCTGTCGCCATCGTAATAGAAAAATTCAGATTCGCATTCTCCAAAATCGAACCCATCACATTCGACTGGCCGAGGCATAACAACGCACGTTCCGTCAAACATCCAACGAGCATTTCCACTATCGTCCGTATATTCCCAACCATGGTCAACCTTTATCTCGGGCTCTTCCAATGTGGTGCAAGGTGTCCACGGAGCAAATATAGTCCCACTGGGCATACGAATGAATGTTTCATAATCAACAATTCGCATTTTCTTCTCCTTTCTGTCTCTTCAAATACTCACTCAATCTTCTGCAACGGTTTCGATATTTGCATCGAATGACCGTATCGCTGCATGTGAGGAGTTCGATCTTTTTCCCATCAGGATCGGTGCCAAAAAAAAGATTGCATTCTGGCCTCTCCACGTCTGCTTCAAAGTCCTGACATTCTTGACAGTAAGGCTCAACTTCCAGTCGTATCATTGTTCTTTCTCCTTTAGAATTTCAAACAGTTCATTGATCTGCCAAAGAAGCATTGATTCATCGTAGACAATACCTACGATCGAGGCTCCCTTTTTGGATATCCGAATATAAAGTTCGTCCGAACCGTCGTATTGACCGAATAGAACTGTATATCCTTCCTCGGTGATATTCTCCAGTAATTCACATAGTTCTCGCATTTTTCTCTCCTTTCTCAAATACATTTGCCAAAGCTTGTATCAGACGTAACGATTCATATCGCCCAACATGCGGAGGATAACACACATAAATCTTGTTTTCGTCCGCTATCTTCTTGATAAATTCTTTTTGAAAAGGTAAGAGTTCGATACCAATTCTTTTTAGAAATTCATCGAGTTTCTCGTCTTTTGTCATTACTTTTCTCCTTTCCTATATCCAGCGTTATAAATCGCCTTAGCCATTTTATTGAAGTCGACAATAACCCTATGGGTACTACTAAAGAGTAAATATGAATTCACTCCTGGGAACGGGGTTTCCGGAGATACGCTTTCGCATCTGACCGCATCAGAATCGATCAAAAGATCCCGAATTTTTTTCATCTCTTCAGAGTCAAATATTAGACGTTCCATAATTCTCTCCTTTCATGGCGCATCAGCCGTCATTCTGTCAATTTCTTGAGCCATACCTTTCAAAATTTGAACCATACAGAATTCGAAAAGGGGCATGTTGGATGTCATTAAGTCTTCAAATCCGATTCTCCGTTCAAGTTTGTACCATTGATGATCGAACCGTTTTTCCAAGCGAACCATAATTGAGTTTGTCATGTTTTCATATCTCCAAATGACTTCAAAATGTCTATTGGCAAGATCCTTCAATGTCCGTTCGAACATTTCTTTTTCTCCTTTCTCTTGTTCTCAATCGCTTGTATCATTTTAAGTGACGAATTCTCCTCATCCCGGAATTTAAGATCTTTAGGATCTACATATCCAATCCCTTCTGGAAACTCAACGATCGCGCGAACGAAACTGATCACTCCTCCAGGAGCACCGCCGATCATCGGACTCGGCTCTACTGGCCTGGAATAATGCTCCCAGCAGTGAAAATATCCGATTTTTCCATTGACCTCACAGAGCCGACGCTCTTGTTTGACCGTAATATCAGAAAATGCCATCAGTTTTTCTCCTTTCAAAATCAGAACTTTTCGGCAGATATAACCCGTACTTGCCCTCGCCAAAATGATTCCCGATACAACTTTTTCTTCGAGTCCTTTGGAGATATCATCATCAAAGTTACCCATCGATTGGATACAAACTCCACGATGCCCTGTGTCGGAAAGCATGCGCGTCCCCAATTTGTACACGCCTCGTTGCGAGCGAAATATGTACGGGTCACTTCCACTCTATCACCTACCTTCATCGTCGTTCCTCCACATGATCACAAAGGCCACCACGATAATTGCAGATATCACAAAAGCCGAACACAAGATGATCGCCTTGAATCCGGCAGCAATTATTTCGAGCATTTTCTACACTCCTTAATGATTTGTTCTTGCTGATAAATCATGGCTTTTAATGCAATGGCTATAGCCTCGCTACTGATTTCCGGATGAAGACTGTGGTGGTAGCAGAAATCCTCAAACTCCTGAATCGCCTCTTCCAACGTCATTTCTCTTTTGCCTCCCAATTGACAGGTTTGTGAGAATGCAAATTTTCCGGCTCATTCAAGCATTCAAAACAAGGCTCTTCGTTTTCTGGGTTCTTTTCATGCTTGCATTTCTTACAATACTCATGAAAATAAACCTCTTTATAAGCGTCGTCCATCAGAACTCATTCCTTTCGAAGAATAAATATGGTATAATATAATCAAAAACAAGGTGGTGAATCATATGAGCGATTTGGAAAAACGTGCGCACGACATTGCTGTAAGAATACTTCCGTACACGCTAAAAGAATTTAAACCTGATTTTACTTATCTTTCCTCCGATGAAGTATCTCAGGGCCTATCTCTCCGTTCAGGCGAGATTGTTGAAGAATATGTTCTTCTTTACGAAGCTCTTCTAAAGGATCTGGAAGAATATAGCGATTTATAATTGTTTCTCCGTCCATTTTTACACGTTCAGTTTTGTAATTTGATAAAAAGTGGAACTTCAAGATCAATTTTATATCTTGGAGTTCTTTTTTAATTGCGATCAATTCGTCCACAATAGTCTTAAACATTTCTTAGTCCTCCAGTTTTTAACATTTCTTACCAATCCCCAGCTCTTCGAGAATATCGTAGATTGGTTTCAAATCAGTCAACCTTTGGGATGTATGAATAACCATTCCCAGCCCATTTTCGTCAACAATAAAGGGATATCCGAGCGCCCTTAAAATATGAAAAACCGTAGATTTACCTGAGCATTCGGGGCCAACCATCATAATCCATTTGTCTGTTCGAATTGCGTACATAAGTTTCCTAACTTCTTCTTTGCCCAAAAGCTGTGTAAGAAATTCTTTTACCTTTTTGGGCATTTTTTTATATGTGCATTCCCAGTTAATTTTCTGTCTGCTCATGATTTTCTCCTTTTAAAATATACCTTATGCCACCTTTTTCTTATCCGGTGAGGCCCATTTGGTAAATCGCATCTCGTTGAAATTCTTCTTAGCCTTCAGGGCCCTGGCGATTCCCAAGTCGATTCCGGATCTGCTCTTCAGATGATAGTAATGCAAATCGGTAAAAGGCGTATTTAGTCTGTCAATTCTCCCCGCTGCCTGTTGCATAACCTTGTAAGAATAGTTCTCAGAATAAAACGCAATCGTATCGGTCTGGATGCAGTTCCACCCCTCGCAGCCGGCATTGTACTGAACAAGATACACCCAACTGTCGCCTGTCGGAACCGGTTGATGCTTATGTCCGTTCCATTCAGCTACTTCGACACCTTCCGTCCGTCCAAACATCGTTTTTAAAATATCCAGTTCGTAGTCAAAGTTATAGAATACGATCATTTTGGGGTGATCCTCAAAGAGTTCCAGAAGCGCAACTTGCCTCGATAAATCAGAATTAACAATTCTCCGCCAGACATAACAAAGGCCGCTCGCATTGTTTATAGGCTCGTTCTTAAACGGGTCCCAACGCAGACGGCCGACATCTTTATATGCTTCAGTATTGTATTTTACGTAAATATCCTCGTGATGAGATATTGTTTTTCGTTTGAAATCCATATCCACAAGGATACTTTCTCGTAAGCGGATCAGCCTTCCAACGTTTAAGTACCGGTCCACCTTTGGATATTTACCGTTCACCCATGTGTAAATGATATGCTTCTCTTTAAATTCTGTTCGATTGCGATAGAAGCCGTTTGCAACAAATACCGGAATATAGTCCTCCCAGGTATCTCCAGGGGTGGCGGAGAGTAGTATCCACTCGTTCTTCTTTGCGATTTTCAGGAATGATTTAACCCAGGCACCGCTTCCTACGACACGCTGTTCGTCGAATATAAAGAATGCATCTGTAATGTCCTTATACTTCGAAATATTGTTCCAAGAGTCAATCACGACTTTGTTCGGATACAAATTGACATCAGGATTGGTGGAGAGAAGGAAGGGAGAAAGCTCTCCCTCCCATTCCAACGTATCCCGCTTCTTCGCAGTGGTTATAATATAGAGATCCTTTGGAGGATCACCCATTGGAAAATAAGTGCCACCTAAGAGGCTCTCTTCTTCCCCACCCTGCCGAAGATAATAGTAGGACAGTGCTGTCAGAGATTTACCGCTGCCAACTCCACCACGGAGTATGCAGCCGTTTTTCATCCGTCTTACCGCATCCAACTGGTAGTCGTACAAATGTATACCAGCCATGATTACGCGTCCTCTACCTCTTCAAAATGCGAAGTCCACTTTTTAATAATTTGCTTGTAGTAATGATCCCCGCCAAGGTATTTTACAATGGCCATCGCTAGTCCCTTTTCCGGGTCAAACCTTTCCCCGTGAGACTTTACGACAGTTTTTGTGCCATCATTCCAATAGACAATAGTTGCCGGGTCGTGAAAAATAACTTTTTTTATTTCATTGCAGCATCTGGCCGCACAAAGCTTGTTAGTGCTCATAACGTCATACCGAGTGTATGCATCCAGAGCTTTTTTGAAAGCATCATCGATCTTCATTAAATTATACATACTTTTTCCCCTTTCAAAAACTCATGTCAGTTTTTCTAATCCGTGAAAAATTCGGCGCATGGTCCAAATTTGAGAGAAATACATTGGTGTATACCAATAGTTCTCGTCCGTATCGTTCTCTGTCATCGGTTCTGTCAAAGAATTCCCGACTTTGATACAAGCGGCCACACCAAGAAGTGAAAGCTGAATATAACACATCATTGCCGCAGTGTAATCGATATCCTGCGCATAGACAAGCACATAATTCTGAAAATTCAAATTCTCCTTTACGAGCTGCTTCCTTGCTTCATTCACACCAGCAATCAATGTCGCTCCCGCTCCGCAGCATGGGTCATTTATTGTAATATAACCTTTCTCCTGAACTTTTGCCGCTACGTCATTCATAGAAATCCCTGCCATACATTGACAAACGCTATACGGCGTGAACTCTTGACATTTATGCTTGTTTCCAAGGCCCAGGCCCATGAATATATGCCCAAGAAAATCCTGTTCGGGATTACGCTCCAATGCCATAACCGTATGAGCAGCCAGCTCCGGAAAAAGTTTTTGTTCTCTTCCATTGTATTTTTTGATGGTTCGAAGATATAATTTTTCTCGTTCATCATAATGAGCCTTGTCAACCGGATTGGACAATGCACAGGCGAACATCGAAACAAAATCCTGCCAAACCTCGTATGGAGATACTCTATATGTAAGCTGGTTAAACGCCTTTAGGAATTCTTTTTCGATGTCATCGCTTCTAATGAATTCCGGAGTTTTTTCTTTCTTCTTCGGAAGAGATTCAGGCACTGGAGGTTTTGCCTTCTTCGGATGTGGTGATTGCTTTACTTCCGGCTTTTTAGGCTGTACCGGCGATTTTGTTGGCTTTTTCTTTTTGCTCTGTTTTGTTTTCTTTTTCCAAAATAGCACGATTTTCTCCTTTCAAAAGAAAAAGGGCGTCAGCTAAAACCTAACCGACGCCCTTGAAAATATCAAAATTCATCGTCCGCATACTTTTCAGCGAACTCGTCTTCCTCGATGGTGACATACATTGTTTTTAGATATGCTTTAATACCTGTTTTACCGTTCACTTCCCAGTGACTCGGACTGATGATGAGATCCACATTTTTGATGTCTGCGTAATCCAGCGAATCAATCGCCTCCTCGTCAAGCTGCGTCTTTGCACGTCGGGTAATTATAAAAACCTTTGGTGGAATGTTGTCGAACCGAACCGCGACCTGAATATAGTAACGAGGTTCGTCATCCTCGTCACGTGGTTTTGAAATTTTTACATTCCAGCCATCTTCAGCCAGCTGTTGTGCTTTCTCCGGATCATCAATCAAAACGCAGAAATTGCGATTACCCGCTCGGTTATAGGTAGTCTCACGTCCTGCAAAGTTCCGAAACCGGATTCGTGCATTTTCGATGATCAAATTGTCTACTTTCTGATATGCCATTTCTATAACCTCTTTTCAAAATTATCGTACATCGTACGGTGTTCTATCGTTCCACGGTTCGCTCGGCTCCTGCCAGGGAGGGGTATCCGGTACATATGGATCGTCTGATACAAACCACTCGAAATCGCCATATTGACTGATTGTCTTGACTGCTTCAGTGACCATATTATCGTAATAGGATAAATCAATGCTTTCCTCTTTGCCAAGTTCTCGAACCATCTCAGACTCCAGCCATCGATAGCCCTTTGAACTGGCGGCAGCCGCATATCCTTTTTCTCCGGTCTTTTTGTTCTCGGTCTCACGCATAAGAAGACCACCACCGCAGCCCGGTTTGATGGGACAGAATTGACCGACCTTGCCTATGAAAATATAATTGTGACCTTTACTAATCTCTCCAACCATTGAATCCAATTCGGAATCTCCGGAATGACCAGATGTGTCCATGTCGACTCCAAATTCTCTTGCTTTCTTTACAATACGTTCGAGATCTTTCTCCTGCTCACTCACATCCGGCAAATTCTCGTTCATATCCAAATATAAGGCCGAAGTGACTGATTTTGTCTCGCACATGTCCTTGAACTCGATGGGCTCTTTGCTGAAGAGTTTCTTGAACACATATGGAACCTGGAACTGCGTACCCGTCGCTGTCCATTCTCCAGCATGCTTTCCATCTTTGAACTTTGCCACATATACGGCATCATTCACGAGACAGAACTTTTCAAAGTTCGCTTCAGTCTCAAATAGATATCCGTATTCTTTGCCGAAGCGAATAACAAAGTCCATAATCTCTGGCGTGGCGTCCGGAATTTTAATCGAGTCTGTCTTGATATGTGCAACACAAAAGCCCCGTTTCTCAACTTCACTCTTAAGCAAAGTCATAAACAGGGCTCCACGTTTTGCTACAATATTATCTTTGTTTCTGGGGTCTCGGAACGGATTCTCAAAATTCGCCGCCGTAAGGCCATAAACCGAATTGATCACGATTTTTAGAGCCTGCGCCAGATCCTCCGCTGTGAACCATGCCGTGCCGTTTTCCAGTTGGTCTATGTACTCCACCAAAGCTCCATCCAGCATGGTACGGGCCTTGGCATAGTCGTGGTGTTTGATTGCGACACGGGCCTCCTTAATTTCTTCAAATCGCTTGGTATAAAGGACGCCAAATAGCACCTCGGCAATAGCGCTGCTTGGGTGCTGTGACGCGATATCTCCATCCCAAGCATTTCCGTACATTCCAGGACGAGAAAATACACGGCCACCCTCTCCGATTTCGTCTCCCATAAATGTGGACTTTCCATTCTCATACTTATAACCGGGAAAGAATGGAAGAATAGAGTAGCCTTTCGGAAGAAGCGCCCCCTCCTTATAGGTTTCGTAAGTAGGCAGGCCATGTTCGTCGAAAATTCGGAAAATATAATCCTCACCGAATTTCTTACAGTATGCACGATACTCCGTCTCCGGAACCGGCTGAGACAAATCGCGATAATTGAATTGATCCTGTGGTTTTCGGTTATTCCCAAATATAATCTTGGCAGAAAGCGAGTTGGTCGTGTCGTTGACGCATCCGTTTGCTAATTTTGCCAGGATCTGTCGTGCGGCGAAGTCCCCTCTCCTTTCATTGAAAACAGCCTCAGTTGCGATGACATCGTTGTCGCAGTATTCGGCTACTTTTGGCCAAAGCTCTTCGGGAACCGGTTGATCCCATGGAAGGCCAAGTTCTTGATGATGCAGTCCCAGCTCGATTTCCCATTTTTTCAAAGATTGCTTTTTCGAGCAGAAATCATAGACGTCCGTATAAGAGACGTTGTACGCTTCGCCAAAGAAGCAATTTGCGCTTCCACCAATAATTTTCTGAGACAAATTGAATAGCTGCTCGTTATCATATCCGATGAGTCGTGCGTAAAGGATGTGATTATCATATCGACGACAGTTGAAGCCGACAAGCCGAAAATGCATCAGCTGCTCAATATCTGCTGGGCTTGGGTTAATCATGCGAACAACGGATTTTTCCGATCCCTCCACTTTCCAGTTGACAAGGAAAAGATTAGGAAACACCTCAACGTCATAGAACACCAGTTTTTCACTATCGTTCTGAACATTTTCAGACGGCTCTTCTGATTTAAAATGCATCTTATTGACGAGCTTGATGCAATAATCCGCCTGATGAGTGGAACTCGCCGCAAAGGCCAATATCGAATTTCGCATATCGGTGACATCATAGTGCAGCCCACTCGCATATGCATCTTCCAGAATTTTGTAAATAAAATCCACACTTGGTTTTGTGGCATCATGTATTTCCTTGTTCAGGTTTCGCTTTATCTGTGTTCTTAGACTTTTCTCGCTTTTCACCCCTTCAAAATTTACCATCTTATTTTCTCCTTTCAGTGGTAAACCAGAACTGATTTGTGCAATTGGTAGATTGTTACATTTGGACAGCTTTCTTCTCAAAGAGCTTTTTCCAGTAAAGACTTTTACTTCAATATGGTCGTCATAGACTCTACTGAGCTTTGAAGCGTCGCCAGTATAAATATAATGCAGATGAATCCCAGCTCCGCTCTTACTGAGCTCTGCATATGTCGGCGGCCACTTACTTGCTTCCTCAAGATTTTTCTCAAACGACTTTTCTCCATTTTTTCCGGGAATATCAAAATCGATAACAATATGATTTTCCGGAATTTTTACATAATGGATTTTGGACGTGTCCAACTCAGAAAGTTTTGTCGTTACCTCATCCCATTTTTTCGATGGAGTTTCTTTTGACGTTGCATACTGAGCAGGGCAGTCAGCACAAACCTGGTCGAAGAGAGATTCTGTGCTGTCAAATCGAATTTTAGGGTTGGTGTCTTCCTCCTTTGCACTCACGGTTTTATCTTCAAATTTTTCCGTACGAAATCCGCTGTAATAGCTTCTGAGCCGGGTCCCATCATCAAGATTAAACCGTTCTTTGTACTCCTTGAAATAGTTTTTAAGCTCCTCTTTAAATACTCTTTGAGAAAATGGATACGCAACCTTTGCATCATCGCAGTAAGTTTTGTACATCTCCCATGCGGACTTTAAAGTCGTTCCATCCTCTTTTTTGAAAATATGATAAGAGTCCACTACAAAGTTATAGAAATCGTTGGACGCCCCGAGCATGGTAATGGGAATATAATCGTCGTATCTGCCGGGTTCACTTAAATATACTTCCTGACAATGGTGTGCGATTGGTCCGAGCTCAAATCCAACTTGCTTTACCGCATGTTTGTACTCTTTTGGACTGAGTTTTTCCCCTGAAGGAGAAACATCGATCAAACGCCGAATCAAGCCCGATTTCGCATCTGTGATTTTTACAGGCTTATTCGTTCCCATAAACAGGAAACATTTGAAGCTGTTTGAATATGTGGATTTAAACTTCTCATTCACCGTCATTCGCTCATGAGAGACCAGACTGTTCAGACGGGTGTTGTCCTCAATCTTGGACAAATCACCATCGTGTTGGATTGCTACAAGCGGATTGTCCTTGAAAGCCTCCAGTGCAAATGCGTTGCTAGATGACCCTAATGCTTTTGCATCAAACACCGAATAATAACCTTCGAACAACTGCTGTATGATATTTAAAACCGTAGATTTACCCGTTCCAGCAGCTCCGTAAAGCACCATGAATTTCTGAAGCTTTTTTGATTCTCCAGATATAATCGAGCCGATTGCCCATTCGATTTTTCGGCGTTCCTCTTCCTCATAGAGTGTACTCATCAGTTTGTCATATGCAGGCGTTTCCCCAGCCTCCAGAGGATACCCCAAACGTTTGCTGGCATAATCCTTTTTATTGGTAGGGGTATTCGAAAATATCAATTTTTCGTCGAGCATGTGGAAAGAGTCCCGCATCTGCTTCTGGCAATACTTGTGCCAAGAATCAATCATGCCGGACTCTGAATCCCACATATGAAGCACTTTGACGTTCGAATCAAAACGGTTTCTGTTCTCTTCCGCATATCTGTCAAGTTCCCGATCGATCAGCTGCAAAGCATCCTGTTCGTCCGTAGACCACAAACCACGTTCCTCTATCCAGATAGCATAAAAATCGCCCCCGCGAATCATAAGGTCGGAGCTCTTTTTGATGATAAACTTGGGATAAATCTCTATCAGGCCATTTTTCTTACTGCGGGTCGAGATCATCAGAAAGTCGATCATTGCATTGAGATTCCCCTTCCTCTTGTTTCAGTTTCTTTATTTCCTCATCGAGTTCCTTGATTTTCTTTTCCATCAGACTACGATTGATTTCTGAAATAACCAGATACCCAACTGTCAGCCAGGCAAAACGCTTAAAATTCCGATTACGCCTTGCCTGGTTTTTGAGCACTCTTTTAACACCTCTCAATGTCAGTTCGGAAGAACGCATGCTTCTGAAAATATAAGAAACCATCTCATCCATTTCGCTTCTCTCCTTTCTTGCCATTCAAAAAACTGTCAATTGTCTCGAACTTCCAGTCTTTTCCGTTATTAAACGAAAATATAAATTCATCGCCGTTTGCTTCTCGAACTCGAATTGAGTTCCGTCCGTTCGGAAACCATGCAGCAATATTTTCTCCGACATAAGTCGGAAAGTATTGACGGAAAGCTTTATAGACTTCTGCGTGACTCATCTTGCCCTCCTAAAGTTTTCTTGCAGATGCCAGCACATCTGATACCAGATTTCGACACTTCTCATATCGAGGCCTCGACGATTTATAGTGAACAGGCCTCCTTCACCGTTTCGTTTGTAATCTCGGTTGAGAAACCGTTGGAGCACCTCGTCAACATAACTGTTGTCAAATTTGGAGTCGCTCATGTTCCCCAGCCCGAGATTGTCGATCATGTCCCAAAACCATTGCCCCGTACGATTCCCAATATCGGGATCATCCATTATCTGCTCTTCGCAACGCATCGAAAGGGCAATCATCATCTCAAGGACACTGCACGGACGATCATCTAAACCAGATGCAATCATCGGCTCAGAATAGTTATTTTCATATCCAAACCGATATCTAAGGTCTATCCCATCCTCTGCCCGATTTCCGTCCATCGGCAAAGTATAAGTAAACTCCACCTCATGCAAATGAGTCAGCAGTTTACGATAGGAAAGACGCTTAGAATATCGTTCGTTAGACACGAGCTGACACATCCATGCAAAATAGGATTGATTTAGCTCATGAAATGTCATTGTTCCTCCGTATCCCAAGATCGGACGTGTGTTGCAACGTCCTTATAATTTCTGTGGTCGAGAAGAATTTCATAGTCGCACTTCATCACATCATTTCTAACGAAGACCGAGTCGTCTTCGTACTCTCCAAAATGAGTCAGTGAGTCAAGGCCTACAATTTCATCAGCATTTTCCATTACCTCGTCATCGTCGTCTGCAAGGATTCCATCGGCATAGTAACTCAAACTGATTTTTTCATATTCCTCGATTCCGCCAAATTCATCCGGAGAAATAACATAAGGCGCAGGCTTGTCTTCTTCTTTCCCGACATCTGAATAATCCACACGATTGTATCGCCGAAGCATAGACGAATACTCAGCCAAATCCGGCTTTGTTTTTATTCCTACTTCGGCGATTTTAGTTTCCTGCTTCTCGGAAAAGTCCTCTTTAGGCGTAAGAACAACTTTGTCGTCCTGTAAAATCTCCTCATATTTTTTCTTAGTAAAATACCACGCCAAAGAAGCCCCAAGAGCCGCTCCCAGCACAAACATAGAGTAATCTATGGTTTTAGTCGTCATCTTCCATCACCTCATATTCATCGTTGCTTTTTATGGTCATCACCGTGAGTGCCAATCCGCCAAAAAGCAATGACACGCTCACCAAAATTCCACCGATGATATGCCTTTTTCGCTTTGTGTCGAGGATATAATCCAAGACTGAAATGAAGTTCTCCATCCCATCCATCTTCAGATTTTCCCTCCAGACAGCACGGCAAGACCGCTGACAAAGCAAATTCCGGCCATGGCAGCAAGTGTGTACGACATAAAAGTCAATTTGCCGTTCATTATCAATTCACTCCTTCAGTCATCCAGTGTATCGAGAATTGGACCATCGACATTGAAATCAAGCAGGATAGAACGCTCATACCCATTCACAAAATCCCTGGCCGTCTCGCGATTGGCGTTGTAGATACCAAATGAAACATACCCATCACAATCGCTTTTTTCCGGCTCATATCGCCACCCAACTACCTGGCCGGCGCGAGTCGGTTCGAATCCGAGCATCTTATATACATCATTCAGGAACAGATAGCCGCGTTTCACCAGAAGATCGTTCGCATAATTTTGCTGAGCCCGCAGGAACATCAGATTGTACTCGGAGTCTTTCTCCCAGTTCGGGTTATACTCATCGAAAAATTTTGCGTAGTCGCTGATTCCGTCGATTCCTACGACGTCCACTTTGTTTTTTACAGTTTTTTCTTTTCCTGTTTTTTCGTCAACAACTGTCTCTTCGAACTTCTTTGCCTTGATGGCGTATCTGAGTTCACGGTCAACCTGCTCGCCAAAACGCTCAACGACATTTCCGCGATACTCCTTGAAGCACTTATCGAGCGTCGCATACGCTGCGGTCAGAGCTACGTTACGCTTACGCAGAATATTGTTTGACGCCAAAATACTTGTGATGGATGCAACGCCGAGCAGAACCGAGGGTGCATAAAGCTTCGCAAGCTCGAAGCCCGTTTTGGCGTAAATGATAACTAAATCCTTCTTTCCGTCTTCCCTGGAGTAGTCTTCTTCCGACTGAGTTTCGAGACATTTGTGAACAGCATCCACGTCAATCTTTGTATCGGTCATGATTTCACTTACTTTTGTCGTAGCGCGGCAGGCCAGCACAGCGCTCACAACAGTGCCAACAACCCCGGCCACCACGAGGATTTCCGGACTGTGCTTTTTCAGGGTAAAGCCAACTTTATAAAATGCTTTTGTTGCTTTGTTCATGATTTCTGTTTTGTTCATAAGTACATCAATCTCCTTTTTTAATTCAACGGCAAAGCTTTTGGCAGCTTCAACAAATATCCATCGCGCACACGTATTGCGGATGCACTTCGGATATCTGTCCAGCCGTATTTATTATCTGTGTAGTTTCCAGTGACTCCAACAAGTTCGTACAAATCGGCTACGGACGCCATCCCATAAGTGGAAATCAATTCGTCCATTCGGGACAGAACGTCTTCTGCCTCGTCCCTTTTGTCTAAAACGATATCGTCGTAATCGTATCCAACTCGTGTTCTCGTACGGCCATAATCGTTACGCTCGTTTCCACGGTCATAATAACTTCGATACGAAACTTTAGATGCAGGTGCTCCTTTATTAGATTTTCCACTGACGCCGAGAAGAGCTCTTACCGCATCCAAAATAATATCCTTAACCGCCGGAACAACAATATCTTCAAAAATATAAGATTTTACATCTTCCACATCCTCAGGAACGAAAATGCTCGTAATTTTCTGGATACTGTTTTTCTTTTTAGACTTTACCGGTCCGGATACAATTTTCTCGACTTTTTTCTCTGGTGGGAGGGCCCTTTGCTGTTCTTTGGCCTTATTGGAATTGCCTTTGTATTCCTCCACTACATAGCCTCCTTTTTACTGGACAATCACTTTGCCCGGTAATGTAATTTTCAAATTGGTTGGTTTGTTATTTGCTTTTTTGAATCGATATGCAAGATTGCTTTTTGCCTTCTTTTCTGACACCGCATAGGTCGAAGCCTTCCAACGGCGTGTTACACAAGTGTCAAATTCCATGACCGGACCATCGTATACGTATCTGTTCATAAGCTTCTCCCTTCCAGCAGAAAATGAAAAAGGGAAAGCACCCTGTTAAAGGCACTTTCCCTCATCGGAACACTCTTTTTCTTATTCGGAAATATCCTCGGAATCCTCATCTTTGACATCAGATTCATTGAATTCCACGTCGGTGATCTCCTGCGTCTCTTCCTTTTTGGCTTTGATTTTTGCCAGCAGCGGTTTTCCGATGTACTTATAGGCCACTACGCCTGCCAGTACAGCCAAACCAATACCAGCGGCTACCTTAAAGCCTTTCCCAGAACTCGCATTTACGATCTCCTCAGTAGTTTCCATAACCTCTTCGTTCGTCAAGATTTCGTTGTTTTCCATTGTAAATTTCTCCTTTCAAATTATGAAAATATAGAGTTGCTCTCCATTAAACACCATGCTTTTTTCGCGCACTATTTTGTATAGTCGTACTTCGGCGCAATCTGGTAGTCAATTACCAAACACGGCGTACCGTCTTCTGCCAGTTGAGAACTAAATCGCAAATCCACAAGGCCATTGTCGATATGCCAACCTAACTCGTCTCCCAGCTTTGTCTCCGGAAGAGCGATTTCGTAATAGAAATCATTCAAGGAAATATACCCTTCATCCAGCATTCGACGGCTAAGGTCGTTCGCTGCTCTCTTCAGTTTTTCAATATCAGATTTGAAGTAACGCCCAGATATCACATCGTAGCAAAGAGTATTTCCTTTCTCTGTAATAATGACTTCCTGGTTTGTAACCGGTGATTTACTGATTCGTTCTTTGGCAACCGCATCTTGTACCGCCTGCTCTTTTTTCTCACCGATGGTCTCAACTACTTTCTCTCGGTATTCCTTCAACGCAGATTCAGAAAGCGTATAGGCTGTTGCGAGCGCTGCGTTTCGTCTGAGGTTGACCGAACTTGCACCGATCAGACACGTCATCGACAGAACCCCTGTTACAGCAGCCGGAACGTAGCAGAGCCAAGCGGCTTTAATGGTTTCAACAGGGGTGAGCGCCGAAGCATCCGTGTTCTGGTGCTTTACCTCCTCAGCCTCTTGAATAAGCAGCAGCGCTTTTGGAGTTGCTCGGACAGCCAGAATAGTTGTAGTGACCATCCCCGCGATTCCAATACCGGTCAATATTTCCGGACTGTGTTTTTGTAGTGCCATTCCCATACTTCGAGCTATGGCTTTTAGATTTAGTTTCATCAAAAAACTCCTTTCGGTCGATTACGAAATCATTGATAAAATATCTGCTGCCGTATCCGCAGCATTGGTGAACATCTCGCGAGCAGACGTTTCAGGGGATATGTGTGCAAAATATGTCATTTCCGCCATGAATACTTCCACCGTACTAACAATCGGAACTTCTGGATTACCGCGTACTCTATCCAGAATCTCGCTTACCGCCCAACGAGAATAACTTCGCTCCGCAAATTGCTCAGGAGGCCAATTTATACTTGGCTCAAATAAGCATTCCTCCAAATAATCGCAGATAGATTGGACTTCTACATCGTTCATCACATCACTCCACAAAAACAAAAAGAGCCCTTGTTAGGACTCTTCTTCGTCGGTTTTGGCAAGCGCCTCATTCACTTTTTCCTCGATTTTCTCTTCCATCTTTTGCTCGTTCACCCAATCGGTTACAAGTGACATACCTGCACCGATAACGGTAGCGGCAAGACCCAGAACTTTAATCAATGTATTTTTTGTCATAGCGCATCCGCCTCCTTTCATAACACAGAATGTAGAATGTGCGCAGTATTTTGTGCTATACTGTGCGATAGAGGTGATTATAATGTTTCTCGTAAAATGTTCCTGCGGCTGTATGTATACCTTGCAAGATAAAAATTTAAATTATCCGCGTCCTGGGTCTTCTCGCCATTGTCCTAATTGCGCAATGCGTCACGAATTCACGACCAGCTTGACCGTAGCCACCATGCCCGGAGAAGATTTCGAAGTCCACCGGATACCAGATAGTGCCAAAATCGAAGTTAAGTTTGATTATTAGACTTGACCTGGCTACTTTCCATCGGTGATAAACCATCGATGCCAGCTTCTATATTTATCTTACAATTCTCCAACTTACCCAATGCAACATGCATACGTTCTGTTAAATCTGCCAGTTCTCTGACTCGCGCTTTAATTTCTTCAAGTCCCGTGATGTTGATCTCTGTATAAATCATGTTTACTACTCCTTTGTTTAAAATGTAAAATCACAAAAACAAACCCACAGATCGGGCAAGACCTGTGGGTGATTTGCTTTACCCCTCTAAATAATCCGCTGTTGGTTCAAACAACGCAGATACAATATAGCACTCCAGCCCATCATCATATTTGACATACCGATTGTCAAAGTCGATCCAGAAAATTCCGTCTTCCAGCAAATCTTGACCCCAGCCAATGCCTTCGCCACAAACCACCTTCTCGATTCCTAAGAATTCATAGAATTCATTTAGAGACACATAACCGCGCAACGTAAAATTCCGATTCAGATGATATTGCGCATTCAAGACAGACGCCATCGTGGACTGAAAATACCGGTCTGATATCTCGTCATAGAAAAGGCATTCTTCGCAGCCGTCATCGTGACTCGCATCATAAATAGCGCATCCATCCGCTGAAATATATGTCTCCTTAGCAACCTCTGCTTTAATCTTTGAATCCGCATCATCCCCGAACACAGTGTTTGCGGCACCTCGATATCGGGAATATGATTCATTCAGCATCGCATAAGCTGCTGTCAACGAGGCTTGATTTCGTTGATTGAGCACGTTGGCACCGAATAAACAAATCAAAGATGATATACCAATTGCTGCAACAGGGATATAAGCTGGCGCGGCAGTTCGAATGGTCTCCAGCTTGTCAAGTTCTTCTCCTTTCTGAACTTCTGCCTCTTCTAAAAGCTTCATTGCTTTGGGTGTTGCCCTGGCCGACATGATTATAGTCGCAACAACTCCGGTGGCTCCAACAAAAGTTAAAATTGTCGGTGAATGCCGTTTCAAATATGCTGCCGATCTGTAAAAGGCCTTTTGAATAACGTTTGCTTTCTCCATACTTTCTCCTTTCGTTTTTGGTGGATAAAATAAAAGAAACAGTACAGGATTCGAACCCGTGATCTCTACATGGTTTTATGTAGTGCTTTACCTCTCAGCTAACCGTTTCTTCATAAAACAATTTGTAAATTTCGCGAAGCAAAAAAAGGAAAGAGACTTTGTATTTTGTCTCAATCCTTCCTGCTCAACCATAAATATAATTCTCTTTAGCCACGAGTAATGGTATTGCCAGAAATGAAGTAAATACAAAGAATGTCCAATCATTCGAAATGATCGCTGCAAACATTCCAAGACTAAGCAATGCAATAGCGCACAGCTTGTTCTTAAATGTTTTTCGATTGCTTCGAATCAGTTTTCTTATGTACTTCCTTATTCTTTTACACATAATCTCTTCTCCTTTGAAAATATATAGGTTTCCATAAAAGAGCCTGCTAAAAATGCGCAAAAAAAAAAGAAAGAGCCCTTGTTCAGGACTCAATCTCTCGTTTCTTGATTTTTACTATAATTTCATTTCCTTCAATAAACGCCTCAAGTTTAAATTTTTCCGGCTCATCAATTACCTCCTTTATAAGCGACGGTTTCTCTTTCTCCTTCTCAGGGCTCCTTCTGAACCTCAAATTCGAAATATCAATCTTGCTTAAAATTTTGCTGATAATCATACCTCTTCTCCTTTCGAGAGTCGTTTATTTCTCTCGTAATAGAAGATGCAATTTTGGCGTAAATTGTTCAAATATCTTTCCTGTCGAAACAGGTCTCCCATCGAGCTTTGGGCAGCGGCTTCATTTTTAGTGCCCACATAAGCTGCCGCACGGTCACAGTCGGATAAAGGCCATCCGTGCAAGCTCCAGCCCGCTTATCAAAGTACTCCTTAAAGTTTGGATGCAAATATAAGTCATCCGTAAGCCACGAATCAACCTCGCTCCACCATGTGGTTTTCGTTCTAGCGTCAAAACGCTGCTGAATAACGGCAATCCCCTTATCTCCGATTAGAAATAACGTGCAGCTGTTGTATACGGGATGCTCGCAGACATATCGAACGCCATACATTGACAAATATATCTGCGGTTTCTCATAATGATAGCGCATCATATCCTCCAGAAACAAAAAAAAAGAAGAGCCCTCGTCAGGACCCTTCCTTTTGATAATTTATTGATCGGACTTTTCTAATCGTCGCTCAGCTCGTCGAATTCTTCGTCGTAGATTTCATCGGACTCATCTTCGTCCTCGTTGTAGCCCAACACTTCTTCCTCCGTTGGGTATAGGGCTTCATATTCTTCATCACTTTCACATCCGTAGCGGTCAGAATCTATCGAATGACCGCATTCTGGACAAATGAGCACATCTTCCCATTTGTCTTCAAACTTCATAACTGCCCCGCATTCGCTACAAATATACCTATCCGTCTCAAATGCTTCAACTTGCTTGTCGTTAAAAAATCCCATGTTCAATTATCTCCTTTCAGATTAGAAAGTACGATACACATAGTGTATGCCTACTTTCTGCATTTAGTCAAGAGATAAAAGAGCTCTTTGTATCTCCACAATAGAACATGTGAATTTCACGTGTATAAAAAACGAAGAGACATTGCAAATTCAACGTCTCCCCGTCTTCGAACCCATCGATTTATTTCTTTGTCGGTTTAAAACGGCTGATCAAATTTCTCAGCATGTTTGAGGTAAATGTCCCCTCTTTCTCGAAATCCAGCCCGCTATAAAACATAGAAGCGTAAAATATCAACGGAATCAGCAATTCTGCCGCTGCCATACCGAACCTGAATTTTCGCTCTTTGACCTGATCTACAATCTGCTCTTTTTTGAATTGCTCCTCCCGTTCCCGGGCATTCACTCCTTCAATAAAGTCTCGATCATTCTTGGTCTCCTCGATTCTCAGACGGTACAGCTTCACCAAATCATCAACTGCCGTTTTTCTCTTATCGCTCCCTACGTCCATATCGGACAGAACCGAAAGCTGGTCCATAATTTCCTCGTCTAACTTTGCTTTGATTTCATCATTCATTTTGTTTCTCCTTTCGTTAAACGGATTAGGTTCCATAACAGAACGTGTTAATCGTGCGGAATATAGCTTTCTGTGTTGACTCGGAGAAGGACATACTTTTTCCGGGAAATATCGCCCATACCCTTCTCAATCTCTAAAAATAAGTATGGTGCATCTGTCGGATCTGATTGGTCCACACGCAAAGTCCCTACAAAATTTCTGCGGAATGCGTATGCGGTCACAACAGCACCTATCACTATCCCGATGAATACGATAAACCAATCCATACACGGCCTCCTGTAAATGATTTTTCAAAAAAATCCACCCCGGGCTTTTTTTCAAATACAAAAATATCACATATTTTCGTCACCTACGTACCGAAAAATAAAAAGCCCGCCCAAGAGCGGCTAAACTCCTGAGCGGGCCTTACTAACTATTTATTCGACACGAAACCGGCGGGTGATAACCATTTCCTGCGTGGTGAGTTCACCCTGAATCACATCCACTTGAGCCTGCAATCTGTCGATTTTGGTTTCCATCCGGTCCATTTTTTCAGCAAGCATCTTGTGACCGTCCGCAATCTGACGAATCTCTTTCTTCACATCATTCTCGATGTATGCCATAATGCTCGTCTTTGTGCGTTCTTCTGACTCGGAAATTCTAGCTGTCATGCGCTCTTCGCTGGCACGCACTTCTGAACGGACCAGCTCTCCAATCGCTTGCAAATCCTCTTTTGTGAGCATTCGAGTCAACCTCCAGTTCGTTGTGTAGATAGTATATCACGCTGCGCAAGGTGATTCAAGAGACAAATTACTTACGCTCTCTGTCGAGAAGCCAGAAAAAGCGTCTGTACAAGTCGTAATAAGTCTCCTTGCAGCAGGGTATGTCTAATCTAGATTTAAGGAAATCATAGGATACGCCAGAGGTCACTCCCGTTACAAGGTATTTCGCAATCTCTGGCGCAGCGTTTTCAGCCGTTCGCTCAAGCAGATCAATTCTATCCAGATAAAAAGATCTCGCCTCAGCACAATCCACTGTCGGATCGCTGATACGCCCGGATTTTATATATTCTTCCAAGAGCGACGGACTTTTACTCAAGGCATCGAGCAGCTGAGCAGCTTTTTTCCATATCGGATACTGAAGACAAAAGTGTTTCAGCTCATAGTATCGGTGCCGGTCAATCCAATATTTACTGCTCTTAGATAGCTCCGGACGTATGACCGTGCTCATACTACCGCTCTCCTTTCCAAACATACCCGGTGTCCTCCCACAATTTCCTCGGAGAAATATAATAGGCGATTCTGCCTTTCCTAGAGTCCATCTCCTCGATATAAGGTGGTACCGGTTTGTTGTCCCTTGTGGCAATCCCAATTGGGAGCCATTTGCACAGAATCCCCGCCCGCACCCAACATGAGTCTCTGCCATAAACCTTGGCAGCGATGTGTACAGGTACGGAGCCTGGAGGGAACTCAATACTCTCGACAGGACCTTCGCATAGTTCAAATTTTTGTACATCCATAATGGTTTTTCTCCTTTCTGACACCATTCTAGAATACGTTCTGCGTTTTCTCAAAACAATGTGAGTGGAAAATGCAGAAAAAAAATAAAAGGTCTTGAATCTTACGACTCAGACCTCTTTTTGCCCGTGCACGAGCTATTTCCTCCTTTCACAATAGAGGATGTAAATTTTGCGCAAAAAGAAAGAGCCCTTGTTCAGAGCTCGATCTTTCTTGAAAAATCACATTTTATAAAGGAACACCTTGTCGCCACGCCTACATACCTTAACTGAATATCCAGACCGTCTTATGGCGTTATGAAAGCACCCAGCACAGCTCTTACTGGAACTATAATCGTGTTCGTTAAAGTCTACATTCACAACTTTAGCTTCACCATTTATAAATTCTTCAATGAGCTTCTGCAAATCATGCTTCGCACACCTTCCCGGTATATGTTCTGTCGGTACGAGTTTCATTCTACAATTCCTCCTTGATACTTATGGATTTCTCCATAAAAGGAGACGCAATTTGTGCGAAGCCAACCATCGACGCATTGTCATCTCACAGGGATAATCTTCATAGCCGAGGGTTTCACAGGTTATAAGCCCCTCCAGGACGCCCTGTATGACGTCTTTCTCATATTGCTTATACGGACATATGTATTGAGGAATCTCTCTGTGTAGGCCCCCACATTCGGTACAGCGGAGGCGTCTTATAGAAACACGTTTTGTTTTGCGGCCTTTCGTACGTACAATACGCAGAACCTTATCATATGGTTTTAATTTTCCTCCGCACGTAGGACAGGTTGATGTGCTGCTGCTTATCATACCGATGCTCTTATCTAGATTCAACTTTGTGTAGGAGTTGACAATTCCTACATCATCTTATATGATATTCAACAAGAAATCAACCAATGAAAAGATGTGAAATTTTTTTGTGACTAAAGAGCAAATGAGAATATGCGATACAATAGTCAGACATGAAACACTAGGTTTGGTGTTAGAAAAGGCAGACATCTCAGACTATTACGCTTTACAGGAGAAGTTCAGACCGGGTTTGCTTGATTTCTCCGATTACGATTTTACAGACGACACAAGAGTCATTCTAAGCGACGAACTCTTGGATGACTACGAACGTCAAAAGAGTGAAGAATTTTACCGTCGTTGGCCGCTTATAATATCTATTATCGCAATCATTATATCATTTCTCGGAAGCATTGGCTCAGACTCTCTTCTCGGTTGCCTTATAGGAAAAATTTTTGAATAAGTGAAAGCAACGATATTATCAGAGCAAATATCGAAAGTCCCAAATTCAGTCGATAAGAATGCATTCGCTCAGCGTGTTCTATTTTTTTCAGTTCATCCTGCGTCATTCTTCGTACACCTGCCTTTTCTAGCTGCCTAAGCCTCCTTAGCTGGCTTTTTTCTTCTTCATCTAAAAATAGTTTCATTCTGCATACCTCTTTTATAAAAAAGAAGAGCCCTTGTCAGGACCCTTCTTCGCTTTCGTCTTTGCTATTTCTATTTTTTCTGATCTTCTCTTTAATCTCGTTTGCGCACATAAAACTAATTGCACCGATGATTGCCGCTGCTAGTATTCGCCTACGTTCGCCCTTTTGATATCCTCCAATAGCCGCGCCCGCCGCAATACTGCAAGCATACACCAACTCTTCACCATGTCCTTTTAGCACCATTTCATCTAATTTTTTCATCAGAATTTTTTCATCAGTCATAGCAATGACCTCCTTCATAAGAGGCGTTGCAATTATTGCGGAGGTAGCGATATGAGAAAGAAACTTTATGGAACGGCCAAATATCTAAATAAAGTCTACACTCTAAACGGAGGAGAGATAAACCACGAAGACAAAATTGAAACAAAAGGTATTATTAAACTTGGTCTCATCATCGCCGGAGCTTTACAACTAAAGAAGCTGGCGTATAAGATAGAGAACACCGAGACCAAAGCCAGTAAAATCATGAAAAATAAAAGGTGAAAATAATGCTCATAAAATGCCATGAGTGTGAACTGCAAGTAAGCGATAAGGCTTTGTCATGCCCACACTGCGGATACCCGTTGCAAGATGGTGCGCCGGCTCGGAAGCCAAGGAGCAAAAACAACAAGAGAAAACGGCTGCCAAACGGATTCGGACAAATCAGTAAAATAAAAAACCGTAACCTAAAAAACCCTTTTCGGGTTATGGTTACGGTTGGCAAAGATGAAAAAGGTAAACCCATATCTAAGCTATTAAAGCCTGATGCATTTTTTCCTACATATAACGATGCGTACAACGCGCTTGTAGAATATCATAAAAACCCATATGACCTGGACTTAGCTCTTACCATGAGCGAGCTGTTTGCTAAGTGGAGCGAAGATCATAAAAAGAAACTTAAAAATCCTGAAAGCTTTCGAAACATGGAAATGTGTTGGAGATATTGTTCCGCCATATACAGCATGCGTGCTATGGACGTTCGACCTCGTCATATCAAAGGTTGTATGGAAGATGGAACATGCATAGTGAAAGGTATAGAGCGCCACACAACGCCAAGTCTCAAACTAAAAATCAAGTCAATGTTCAACGTCATGTTTGACTATGCGCTGGAATATGAAATCGTAGATAAAAACTATGCCAGGACGTTCAACGTGTCTGACGAGGTCATAAAAGAAAACGAAGACTCACAGAAAGACGCCCATATCCCTTACACCGAAGAAGAAATGGAAACCCTGTGGAACAACATAGACCGTTTTCCGACAATTGAGACAATCCTTATACAGTGCTATTCTGGATGGCGGCCTCAAGAGCTTGGATTGATAAGGCTCGAAAATGTCGACTTGGAAAATGGAACATTTTCTGGCGGAATGAAAACGGATGCCGGTATAGACCGAATCGTTCCAATCCACTCCAAAATTTTAGACCTTGTAAAAAAGAAATACGACGAAGCAGTCGAGCTGCATAGTGAATATCTGTTAAATGCCACGGGAAAATTCACTAAGAGCAACGACTTGATGCTGACGTATGACAAATTTAAAAGCCGATACTATACAGTTCGAGACAACCTTCATCTAAATCCCGCACACAAGCCTCACGATGGTAGAAAGCACTTTATAACAATGGCGAAGAAATATAAAGTCGATGAGTACGCCATCAAGTACATGGTCGGTCATGAGATAAGTGACCTCACCGAAAGAATATACACCAAACGTGAAATTTCTTGGCTAAAAGAAGAGATAGAAAAAATAAAATAGAGTGTAGGAATATAGTGTAGAAGTAGTGTAGGAGTAATGTAGGAGTTGCACAAAATCTCCTACATTTTCCTACACTACCCTACTTCTGCTCAAAAACTCAACCCTTGATTTTACTGGCTTTTTCTGCACGATTCAGAATTTTCTCGTAACCGCCGCTTCCATATTGGATACGGAAAGTCTAGCTATATAGCGACATTTTGCGCAAAAGTGTAGAAGTAGTGTGCGAGTGTTCCACGCTTTTGTCACTCCAGTAAAAATTTATCAAGTTTTATAGCTTGCCCTTTATATGTAATAATATTACATTACAATGGCTTTTTCTCAGGCGGTTTATTTTTTGCTCATAGCCAAGCTGGCCTTATTATACTGTGCCGAACTGATTCCAAGGAGGACCCCCAAGAAAGTATCAACGGCAGTAATTGTGCCTACGATCTGCTCTCCGTAGGGCAGTCCCCAAATGCCAGCTAGTGCGAAGTACAATGTACCAATAGCCGGAAGAAAATACTGTGCAATCCACTTAAGGATGTCATACACTTTATTTGTCATTTTCATAACTATACCTCCTACCTATTTTCCAAAATTGTAATACGGGTTTCATGATCTCCGATACGTTCATCTTGCTCATCGTTATGCTTCCATAAGCGACGATGGCTTTCTTTTGCGTCCATTTTTTGAGCGGCTAACTCTTTTTCAAGTCGATCCAAAATCACATTCGAACGAGCTATATTGCCGTTCAGTCTAATGATTGGAGCCCCAACGGTCACGAACAAACCAACTAAAGCAACGATTACACCTACTACTGTCCATTCCACTGTCTTCACACCTCCGCGACGTATGCTTTAACGTCAGCGAGGCGTTTTTCGACAGCATTTTTTTCGGCAGTCATATCGGCCAGTTTTTTCTCAAGCTCGGATGTGTCAACATGCGGAGCCTGCGCCATACATGCCGCAATGGCGTCCCCAGCAGAAAGAGATACAATCTTGCTTCGATCTTCCAGAACAACAGCATATCGCTTCTTATCTCCAGCCTGAATGCGCACCCAATGATACACTCCATCCGTGCCAACATCGCTCTGAATCGGGTAGAACGCCCCTTTCACGAGCCTTCCGTTATTAAAAGTACGGTCGACAGAATTTACGTTTGCCTCGGTGAATACTTCACAACGTTCACTTGTGACTTCCAGAAATTCCATATCGTTCTCCTCCTTTTTTACATCTCGTTTCCAAGAGTAGCCGCCATCTTTCAGGATCTGGACATCTCCGCCAACCCACAGGGCGTCCCAAATATTCACCTGATTTGGAGTACAGTAGGTACCAGCTCCATTTTGAACCTGATAAGCGATATTCCGGCCTCGGCTCGCTTCAATGTGAAGATGTGCGCCAAAACGGTTCGGACGGCCACCACCAAATCCACCTTCATCACCGATTTTCTCGCCCTGACGTACAATTTGGCCTGTTTTTACGTCCAAAACGTCATCGTGCATGAACGTGAGTGTCATATAGTCGACAACACCATTGGCGAATTCGACCGGCTCCAAGGATTCTAAGTATGACTCGTGAGAGGAATCCTTACGGACACGCACAAACTTACCCGTAAAAGGGGCGTAAATCGGGTCTTTTCCGGTATCTTTCCCGCCGAAGTCCATCGCCTTACTGCCTGCGTGGCTTCCTACATTGGGGCCTTGAGTTACACGTAGGAACTCCATTGGGAATCTTGCTCGTTCCATATGCTTGTCCTCCTTTACAGTCCCAGCTTGTGGAGCTGCTCTTCAATGTAGGTGCGCTTTCCAACTTTAAAGACGATCTGTTCCTCGTACACAGCCGGTGTATCAGGCGTTTCGGGCTGAGTTATGACGCTTGTGATCCCACAGGACAGCTTCAGGACATAACCGTCGAAGTAGTTGACGATCGGATCGAAATGATCGAACTCCTGTTCACCCGTAGGAACCATTTCGCCTTCTTCATTCTCAGCGAGAACGTCTTTGTAGACCGATATACCTTCCGTATTGGTCATGACGATCTCAGCAAGATTCTCTTCGGTCAGAAGCGCATTCAGCTCATCCAGACCGATTGCGTCACTCGGACAATTGACCGTGAGCGTACGGCGGCTTGAGCCATTGTAGTATTCTTCGGTTTCCAAAGAAGTGAGATACTCAAACTCTTTTTCACCGATTTTCACTTTCAGCATGTAGAAGCCTCCTTAGAATTGTTAGGATGTACAGGTAACGGTTCGAACCGTAAACCCATATGGAGATGTGGCATCATAGGCGTTCAGGACAAGTACAACGTAGAAACTCCCTGAGATTCCCGACGTGTCTATGGTGTTTGTAATCGGGCCCCATGTGAACGAACCTGGACCGCCCACATTTGGAGCACGATTCCACCATTTTGAGTAATTCTTATACGTAAAAGAGTCTGGAAGTTGGTTTTGAGGATCACTCGGGATGAACGTCGAGAGGGCAAGTCCAAAATGCTCGATGCCCCACCAAGCAGCGTTATGGTCCGGGCATGTAACCGTACTCGTTCCGCCATAGGTCATGCTTATGCTTTTCAGATCTGTCACATTGACGGCTTTATTTGTGTGAATATAAATTCGACGATTGGAATTTCCGGTGTTGCCAATGTAAAGATCCAGGTAATCAGCACCAATAATGCCGTTGGCGGACCCACTTAGAACCCATTTCTTAACGGACCATCCGCCTGTGATCTCGGCGTTGTCACCCCAATTGAACAAATAGTCCGGCGCATCCTTATAGACCAGACGGCTCGTAGTTCCGTCGTTGTCATAGACCTCTTTGATCTGTGAACTTGTCGTGCCATTGTTGTCGTACAGCTTCCCGATTTCGCGACTGGTAGACCCATCAAAATCATAGATTGGCATACGATCACTTCCTCACCATGATAATGAAATTGGTATACTGCAACTGGCTCGCGCTATTTTGAACGCTGATGTTACGAATATAGGCACCAGCAATATTCTCCGTTTTAGCCGCGACGGTTCCGGTAAATGTTCCGCCAGCTTTCGGCATGGCAGCGTTTGCAGTGCTTTGAGCCGCATTTGCTTTTGCGTGGACCTGATTCACCGCACTCGGAGTTGCAGCGATACCCTGACCGGAGTTCGATCCGCTTGCTGTGGCGTCCGAAAGCTTCACATGTCCGAACTGGCTACCAGAGCCGAGACCGTAAGTAGACTTATCTGAAGAATGGGAAATCGGAGCCTTTTCTGCGATGGCTTGACCCTGCTCATTGAGCGTGTCTTCGACAAAGTCAATACGAGACTCGACCACTTTGTCCGCGCTTTTGAATGCGGCTTCCAGTTCTCCGCCGGTCAAGACGGTGAGCGGCCCGGCTGCGTTGTCAATGTCCAACGGGTCGGTGGCGTAGGTTTCGGGAGAACTGAGCACATAGGCAACTTCTGCGCCTGTGGAAAGTGCTCCCGTGCTGGATATCCACGCCGTTGTGATGCTTTCGTCCGCATAGCTTTCGATGTAGCCCGTCTGGTACTCCGTCAAGCACACGTCCAGCCCGTTGGTAGCATGCTCGTTAGAAATTCAATCTGCTTCATCAGGTTGTTTTCCACTGAACGATTCAACTGTGTAATGCGCTCCGTACCATCGGTATAAGCGATTCCATACTTTGAACCTGACAACTGATTTTCGATATCTTTACGCCTGTTTTCAGCTTGTTGACGCCTTGCTTCAGTCTTAATGACGTATGGCAGCTGAATGATAAGGTCTAACTTGTCCAGATCATCGTAGACCTGCATCATGTCCAAGACTGTTCCCTCAAGGACAATCAAGCTGCCTTCTTGCATGAACTGATCATACTTGATTCGCATTGCCGCCGGGAGTTTCATTAGAGTAGACGAGGTGATATAGTTCCTTGTCTTTATTCCAAAAGCACCATTGGATAAAGGGAAAAGGAAGGTAAAGGCACAGAAGTCATCACCCTGAGAAAGGTCTGCTCCAAGAGAACATGCCATCTGCCAATACGAACGCTTGCGGTGTGGAAGTGTCTCCTCATAGGTAAAGTAATAAGTATAACCTTCCATTGGCAGACCGAACCTTTTTGCAAGAATATCATTTCGTGCAGCCGGTGCCTTCTCAGCACGCTCCACATCCAATTGATACGTCTCATAGCTAACAGTCTTACCAATGTTAGGCTGTGCTTTTACCCACATCGCCGGATCTGAAACTTCGTCAATTGAATCGAGCTTATACCACCAAATCGATACGTGCGGGTTGATGTAATCTCCTTTGAGAATGTCCATCAACTCCATTTTGATTGTATCGCCGGCACCATTACGAACTGTCCCTTCAGAACTGATCGCAACGATGAGATAGTCGTCGACCTTCGAAGCGCCCTGCTCTATTGCACCAATTACATCCTCTCGAATGTCCCCCGAAAGCCATTCGTCGACCGTCGCAACTTTGATTTGCAATCCCTGAAGCTTATCGATTCGCATTGGCCTTATCTCCAACAGCGAACCCGTTAAAAAATTCTCGATACCCTTTTTGGTTGGAGAAAGTTTTACGCGGTTTGCTTTAGAGCCAGTCGTATTCTGCAACGATCCCTCTGTCAAGAATTTGAAGTATGGGCCTCTTGCACGAGTGATTGAGGTGCGAATCGGAGACAAAACCTCTTCGGCCTGTTTCATTGTCGGAGCCGTAGTAATCTGGTGCGTTGTGGTTGCGTCCACATTGAGAAAAAAGTTTTGGAGGCAAGAACCGTACATTGATTTCGCTGCGCCACGGGCGACAATTAGGTATTGCTTATTGATCAAACGTTTCCTGACTCTTTTGGTTATGTAATGACCGCCATAACCATCCTCATAGGGCTCATAAATGCTACGCTCAACAAAGTAATACCATCCAAAGATCTGCTCGGCCCACAATTTAAATGTGTCGAGAAGATTTAAGTCTGCTCCATCGGTAAGTGTGAGTTCGCTTTCGCAATAATCGATGAAGCCCTCTACTGCCCTGTCGTCATAGTAAACTCCGGGATTTGCAATCAAATCATCAATTCGATTCATCTCCATTGAAATTTCTTTGTTTACCGGAATTTCGCCACGAATTACGGCATCTCGAAACATGCCGTAGTATTTTGGGACGGCCGTGTTTGATAATGCCATATTGTAACCACCTCGTTATTGACTCGGAATGGAATTTAGCCATAATAAGAATTGTAAAGAGGAAAACGGAGGAAAAATTCAAGTAAGAGAGGAGGCTTCGAATGATCGAACGTCAATTAGTCGCATTCATCGAAAAATGCGGTTACGTTAACCGGCACGGAAAACGTGTGTATGGCACTGCCGCATTGCTGCATTTTCTGCATCGCCCAATTCAGTCCATTAGCTTGCGTGATGTTGAACGCGGCAAACAGTATGTCCAAAAATATTTTAGGACATAGCCCCAAGGGAGGCTGTTACAAGCAGCTTCCCTTTTTCTCTTACTTGAATTTTTCCTCCGCTTATTCTAAGGTCACATTACAACCACCTCATGTTGTTTCTCGCATTGAATAATAGCCCTAAATATGGTATAATGCGTTAAATACAAAAAAGACCAACTTTTAAAAGACTGAAGGTGACACATTGGCAAACTATCATAAGCTATATGTGCCAAAGAAAGATGTACAGCTCATCCCCAGCTATTTGCTTTGGTACAAAGAAAACGCTCAGAGCAAAAAGGTTCACACACCTTATAACTCTTATTACAAGCGCTCCGATTTGAAGAGGTCGACATGAAAGTCGGCTTCTTTTTTTGTGTCACGTTTCAGCCTTTTAAAAGTTGGCCTTTTTGTGTTGCCAACGGAGGAAAATTTTCTTCACTTATTCTTCGGTTTTGGTGTCATGTAACCAGCCAATTCTTTGATATCGAACTGATTCGTCAATGCTGCTTTTGTTCCGTACAAAACAGCCCCGGTAACCAACGCTGTCGCAACTTTTTTCCCGCTGGAAGAAAGAACCTCCGAAACAAATTTTTTACCAGGGGAAATCTCCTCCGCAGTTAAGTCTTTTAGTTGCTTCTCCATCTTAATCCGCTCAATCCGCTTTTTCAGGTCAGCGTCGCTGAGCGTTCTTCTGGATTTGACCGCCTTTTTCATATCAGATTTCTTTGCATTGTCTTCGGATTTTCGCTTAACCTTACCGTTCGACTTTGCAAGCTGTGCCGACGTTCTCCGCACTCCCCACTTCATACCTAGGACACCGTAATGATAAAGTTCGTTCTCCATTTTGAATTTTCACCACCTTGAAATTCCTATCATCAGCTGATACTATAAAAACAGACACTCGCTCACGATATCACATCCCGCTTCACATGATTCTTTCATCCCTGCTAAAGGAGGTGATATCATGAAACGAGTGTCTGGAAAGGCTACCAAGTCTGTTAGTCATTCAGGTTCTAAGAAGACCGTGACGGTTCGCGTGTCGAATGGAACCAAGGCAGTAACCAGAAAGGTTACGTTCAAGACAAAGTAGCCTAAAAAGGGGATGTGACAAGCATCCTCTTTTTTGCATTAAAAAAGAGGCCGTGTTTCCACAGCCCCTGGTATAAAAATGAATATTGTGTTTTTCCGACGACTGTCGTAGAATGGTAAGCGAAAGGAGAACAACTCATAACCAGATAGGGGGGGGTGAACATAGTGCTCGACATCTCGGAATTGTCGTGTACCGGTAAAGACGGGAGACCTATTTACGGTACGGCGGCCATTCTCCATCGTATCTTCCAAAAAGAAGATGAGAGTAGCCGAGAAGAAGAATTAGCCGAATGTAAAAGGCTAGCAAAAGAGCTCGGTTATCTTCGAGAATAACCGCCAACAAAAAGAGGAAGTTGTTTACCCGACAGCTTCCTC